TTGACACGAGCACCATGACTTAAATGTCCGCCTGATGCTAGATCCATCCCAACTATCACATCACCGGGCTTTAGGAATGCTTTGAACACTGCTAAGTTAGCATTGGCACCAGAGTGCGGTTGTACATTAGCATGTTTGCAATTGAATAGGGTAGTAGCATATTCAATGGCCAATGTTTCTACTTCATCGACATGCTCACAACCATTATAGTAACGAGCGCCGGGCAGCCCTTCGGCGTATTTGTTGGTAAAGATGCTACCGCATAACTGCATAACACTGTTGCTGGCAAAGTTTTCACTAGCAATTAATTCGATAGTGTTTTGTTGTCTATGACTTTCTTTTTTGAGAATGTCTAAAATTTTAGAGTCTGTCATTGTGTTTGTTTTCTTAATTAGTAATTTCCACTCGCTAAAACTATACGGGCTATGTGCTCAAGGCGTTCAATATGCTCGTAAGCCCGCCATGGGCTGGTGTCTATAGCAACTACGCCGTGTCCTTTAATGCCAACAATATCATAAGCAATGTTGCCGTATTTGTCTAATTGTAGATTCTCATGGCATCTATCTGCAAGTTCTTGGCTAATAGGAGGAACATCTCCTACATTAGGCGCTACCTTAGTGTAGCGATTGAGTTCTGGAAAACTATCAACTACTGTACTTAGGTCAATTCCGGCGTGCATTGCTGCTACACAATAAGTAGGATGCACATGAGCAACAACACGAACATTGTTGCTATGTTGACCCATATTTTTTTGTAAACCAAAATGCAGTGGAATCTCTCCACTGGGCTTTAAATTTGCACTGATATCAGTGTAGGCTTCTTCTCGCCACATTAGACTACTGACAATTTTAATCTTCTTAAATTGGTCAGGTTGTAGTGTCTGCTTACGAACGCCACTAGGTGTGATATAAAAGTGATCACGGTCGTGATGGCGAATACTAACATTGCCATCACGACTGGTAATCCAGTTGCGTCTATATGCTTCAACTAACGTATCACATATAGTTTCTAACATTACAGAGTCTCACCGCCTACTGTACGGTTACATGCACACAACTCGCCCGTTTGCAATGCATCAAGAATACGCAGAGTTTCTTCTGGACTACGACCAACGTTCAAGTTGTTTACTGTAACGTGTTGTATTTCGTTGTTTGGATCAACAATGAATGTGGCACGAAGTGCAGCACCTGCCGGAGCATAGAATACACCAAGTTGTTCGATCAAACTCAACTCGCCGCGCTGTGTGTCAGCAAATTGATGATGTGTGATTTTCTTCAAATCTGCGTGTGCATTTTGCCATGCTACTTTGCAGAATTCATTATCTGTTGACCCAGTTAGCAACACTGCATCACGGTCGGCAAAATCACTGGCTAACTTATCGTATGCAACGATTTCAGTTGGACATACGAATGTAAAGTCCTTTGGGTAGTAGACGATTACTTTCCACTTGCCTTCGAAACTATTTTCCGTAATAGTATAGAACGCATCGTCTGGTTGGCCAGGGCGTACACCTGTAACTGCAAACGAGTCTAATTTATCACCAACTGTTTTCATATTTTTTCTCCTGTGTGTTAAAATGAAAATTTTGCAGAACTATTCCGCATGTGTTTATTGTACATTTATTTACAATAGGAATCAACTAAAAACTCATAGTTTTTCATTGATTTTTCCTATGACTTCAATAGTTTAAAACTAATTTTATTATATAATGATGTCTTATGCAAATATTTCCAAACTAGTTCCACACTCGGTGCAGAATTTTGCAATTGCTTTGTTTACCTTGCCACAAGTTTCGCACTTTGTCTTTTTCTTTACAGTAACTGGTTTTTCAACTGGCTTGTTATCAGCAGTCTCGCCTAACAGTTTTAAAACAATAGTATGCTTTTCACTCTCTAATACTCCCATAGTAGTAGTGGTGAACTTTTGCTCACTCTTGCTTCCTGGAACAGTAATGCCGACATCGTTCCAATCCATTGTCGCGGCACCGTCGTGATATTCAGTTGTATCTGGTGCCACCTTGTTAATTGCAGCACTAGCAGATGCTTGCATCGCAGCGCCGTTCTGACTATAGTCAACACCGCGTAGCGCACCATTAACATTTACTTGACTGTAAGTTGCACCAGTAGTACTGACCCAACTAGTGTTGACATGTTTACTGTATTTGTCAGTGACTCCTCGATACTCGCTGGACATTCTTCGAACACCTAGCGGATAATACAATGTATTCAGTGGATGTTGCTTTTCATATTGAAACTCAACTCTAACCAAACCATCTTCTAACTTGATGCCACGAGGGCCTGCTTCAATTGCACCTGTTCGTTCAATGAACTTTAGTTTGTTACCAGCAGTTAGATTGCCATCTTTGATTGAACGTTCCAGATCAATTTCTTGTCCTGCATTTAGTACCAATCCATCGGGGACGATATCATCTCCATCGATAAACACATGAACTAATGCTCGTGCTGTATTGAGATTTTTTAATAGTATGGAGTATTCACTGCCGAATGGAATGTATACTGTGTCTTTGAATTCGCGAAGAATGCGCCCATTAGCTTTTATACTGGCCACCAGTTTGTTGTTGTACATCATGATATTTCCTATATTTTAACAGCACACAGAATAAGTGCTCAATGTTTTAATTCTGTTATCCTAGGTGTCTTTGCAGACAGGGTATTTATATTACAGAATAGATTCATTCTTTAAATCTCAAACTAATTCCTAATTTTTCACCGTTCATTTTACTGGTGCAATGCACGTGTCTATTATCAAAGATTATTATACTCCCAGGTTCGAACGGATATGCGTTACCAGATAATCCAAATAAACAATGTTTAGGATAATGAGACAGATAATGTTGATACAGTATGTCATCAATTTCCATGCCAGTTAACCCATTAACAGGATATTCACAAGGGCACCCTTTGACTCCTGTATTATAAGTAAAATACTGAACTGGATTATGCATACACCAAGTAACGCTGTCCTGATCCCAGGTCTGATCAAACACAACGAGACTAGCTTGTTCTCCTGAATATGATAGTGGTATAACAATATTTAAATAGTTTTGTTCATATGTTTTAAAATCAGTATGAGGCAAATAAGGAATTGTATGTTTATAAAAATTACCAGTAACAAATTCTAATTTTCTTCCTAATGTGTTTTCTATTATTTCTTGAATTGACAATAATGAATGGCCCGGAATAGCCTTGTTCATGGTAGTGGTGTCGTATGTTATTCTGGAATTATAATCCAGAATAACATCAGCTATGATGTCATCTGTTATTACATCAAAGTATTGTTTCATTGATTAAATTTCTGTGTAATCAATTTTACCAACACCGCATTCGGGGCAGGTGAAAGTTTCTGGCAATTCGTCCCATTTGCCTTCAAGTTCTTCGTCGTGTTGGTGTCCGCATACTACGCAAATATGATCCATAATGTTTTTCCTTTACTGTTGAGTGCCTGAATTTACTGCATCCCATACTTGTTGGTATGCCTCGGCATGACGCTGCTCTACTCGCTTTAGCGCAGCAAATCGTTTTTCTGCCTTTACTAGCAATGCTTTGAATTCCTGAGCATGCAACATTGATTCGCGCCCTTGTTCATTGAACTCCTTTACAGCTTCAATGTTTTGTTCTGCTTTGGCATTGTTTTCAAACTTTGGATACATAGTAGTGTATTCGTAGGTCTCGCCTTCAATTGCTTTTTCGATACATTCTTTAGTTGACGGTTTTCCTACCAATAGCTCAAGATGGCCCCATGCATGCAATAGTTCCTGGTCAGCGGTATGTTCAAAGTGTTTAGCGACTTCTTCGTACCCTTCTGCCCTGGCAATTTTCGCAAAATAACGATATTTTGTATGCGCCATGGATTCTCCAGCTAGGGCGCTTTCAAGATTTTGTAATGTAGTTGACATGTTTTCCTTTGTTTGGTTTTGTTAAATTAACAGTACTCAAATCGACACCTAATATAGAAGTTTCATCAAATACTGTTAGTTGCTTTATATCTTTATGCTTGACTATTATAACACTGATTTTTTTGTTGTGCAACTTAATCGGTAAATCTAGTTGAACACTTACTCTTGGTCCATCTAGTTCACTTACAACAGAATCAGTGCCTACAGATCCGACAAATGGAATTTTATTCCAGTAACCGAATACCCTATCACCAAGATAGTATTTACATTGATATCTATTTTTAGCAAAATATTCTGCTAGGCTAGCCATGTGGCTTCTTCCATTCTTGTTGTGCTAGTTTGGCTTCGTGCCAAATCTTCTTTGCAATCTTCCAGACAGGATTCCAGAAGTATCCAGCTGCAAATCCGTAGAAGAACGGTCCGACAATATTTGATAGATGTTCCATGGTATATTAAGCACTCCACTTATTTAGATCATAATCCCAATGCCTGACATCATATATATGTCCTTCAATTTCGTACATTAGAAATGATAGACTAATTCTAATACCTGCATGATCTTTCTTGATATCAATATCTAACCCTAGACCGATAATAGCCGATGTGTTATAGACGTTAAATTCCCAGGCTTTTGTTGATGTCAGATTACCGTGTTTTTGAACGTTAATTTTCCATCGATTGCTAAATGGGTTTTTTAATATCAAATGGATATTAATCATTGTTTAACTCATCGGTTACATCTTTGCCAATCCACGTTTCCATTTTTCTGGAAATGATGGACATTATAATTATAGAAACAGCACCAATTAACAAATCAGTTGCCCAGTGTGTTTCTGTATAGTGTATTAGAAATATTATTACTACTATACAGCTAGCATCGAATATAGATAATACAGGATTAAATATCTTCTTCATTTTGATCATTTGACACAATTTCCACCTTATATCTTTTTCTAATAGCATGAGCTAAATCTTCTATAAGATTAACGGTACCTTGGTCTGTCATTGTTAATGTTGAAAATCCTACTACCAATTGTATTCGTCCACTTTCTGTAAATCCTACAGTATAAGGAGCAACTTCATTTTTTTCAAAGTTGTCAGTTGACTTAGTAGGTATAGAATAATTTGAAGAACCGATGCCTAGCATATTATGGAACATAATTAGTGTTTGTTTACGTAATACAAAATAAGTCTTAGGATCGATGCGACGCACCCTCCGACGAATATAACTCCTATTATGAATACAGGAGCAACAATACACAAAAATGCAGCGACTACAAACAGAAAAATGTAGGCTGCTCTAACACTAGCAGGAAGATTTTTAAAGTTACTGTACAAATTTTTCAACATGATTTATCTTTTGGTGATGAAAGGCTGATTAATACTCAGCCTTTCATGTTAATTACTTACTAACGTTGATCATGCCCTTGAATTCGCGCGGCACAATAATAGTGTTAATCTTACCTGCTTTTGCAGCTTCGGAATAATTCAATTCAGCCTGTGCCTGAATGTAAGCGATAGATTGCGTTGAATTAGTAGCAAGTGCAGCCATACGTTCTGATTCAAGCTTTGCCAGTTTAACTTCGTTCTCTTTAATCTTGATTTCATTTTGTGACTTCACGTATTGAGTTGCAGCAGCAAGAATTTCTGCGTTAGGTTGCACGTTTCGAATTTGAACCAATGATACACTAACTGATCCATCGAGCTTTTCTTCCTTTAGTGTGTTGGTAACAGTCTCGCGAATTTCACCTTCAATCTTTTGTCGATTGTCGGCAATTTCCAGTGACTTGTATTGTCGAACAGCTTTATAGGAAGCGTTATTAACTAGGGTAGTAATGTAGTTATACATCAGAAAAGTATCACCTTTATCAACTGCGTGGAATGCACGTGACTTAGTTGAATACAGTTCAGCTACACTAGAAGGATTAATGTTATATACAACAGTAATGTCAAAGTCGGCAAGTGCTGAATTGTCAGCAGTCAGCGGAGCTTTGTTCTCCAGAGTCACTGGAATGTCTTTTACTGGGAATGTAATAACTTCACCAACAAGAGTTTGATTCCATGAACCTGGCATCAGTTCCCCGCTTTGGATCTGTTTAGACATGTCTACTCTAATACCAACCTCACCCGTTTCAATACGAGTACAGGCCGCAGTTAGTGCAACCATTCCAGTAACCAAAGCCAATTTCAAAATTCGAGTGTTCATTATGTGTGTCCTTTAAATTAAAACAAAATTACTATACCAGTTAGTAGCAACGTTGTCACTACAGCAACTATTGTAGCATAACCTGCGGTCTTTGTCAACTGCCATTTTTCTAAGCTAGACATTGAACGGAAAAATTCAATGCCTATATAGACAAAAGCAAAAATCATACAAAATACAATTATTACTTTTATCATTTCTTATTTCCTTGTAGGCTGGGGCCACCCATTAGAAACGGTTTGGTTCGACATTGCTTTTTTTTCTGCTGCACGAGACTGGCGCTTGCGGATAGCATCCTTAGTCATTGACAGCGGCCTTCCGTACCGATCATACTCTTGTGCTGGATGAATTGTTTGTCCACTTGCAGTCTTAACCACTGGTGAAGAAACATTTGCTGCAGGCATAGGCCAACTTGTTGTACCATTTGCGTTGGACTGAACAGGCTTAGTAAATGCGCTATCGGCGTCATCGGTACCAGTACCAATTTCACCTACTACTTCATAACGGCATGCACGACCCTTAGCATCGTTGTAATCGCTTGGAATAGACACTACATCAGCAGGGTTAATCTTAACGATAACAATTCGCTCACCACCAAAATGTTTCAGATAGCTTTGTGCACAGAAGTGCAATCCGGTAGAACATGTACGATCTTTGTCGTCATCGACTGCATTGCGTTCCATTTCAACAATCTTACCAACACTATTATCCATAGTGCCACTGTGAACATCAAAATAGTTATCACGAACTTTCTTGTAAGCCAAGAAATGTCCATCCGGAGTAATCGGCAAGTTGTTCTTTTCCAGGAACCCATAGAGTTCAGTTACTGCCCGACGAGAAGGATTCTTGTAGAGATTTTCCATGAAGTTAACCATTGGCTCAATCGGAAAGCCTTCCTGTAGCATTGCAATCATGCGTACAGCAAGACCTGTATTCAGAACTTCACCCTTCCAGTACAATGTCTCACCTTGGACACTAACGTTGCCTTTGCCGTAATTCAAAACTACCTTCTTAGGCTCGATAGTATCCTTGACCTTATCCCAATCCCCAGCCTTGATTGCATCAAGAACCTTTTGATAGGTAACATGGGTCTTACTGATTGTATGCGGCTTATTACCGATAACAACAGTGATATTAGAACCTTGGATTAGATATGGATAACTCATTTTAAATACCTTTCTTTTCATCAATCAAATTAATATATTCGGCAATATCGCCGTGACTAACACTACTGTATGCACTAAAATGCTCGATGAGCGGATAACGCTTTTCCAACGCCTTCATTTCGGCAGTATACTTAGCAATCAATGCAGACGGATCAACCATTTGTGTGGTAGTAACACCATATACATTGCACAAGAATTCTAGGGCATACTTATTGGAGGAATCTAGTTCCTTTACATTTTTAAAGGTGTTAAACATCTTCAAGTATGGACTATCTGCATTTAGTTTATCTGATACATTATATATGAAGTATTGCTTAAAGTCAATAGCTTGTTTGACCAACCCCATTATATCACCTTGACTCAACTTAGACAACCGATCACAAATCAGTACATCCAAATTGACCCAATTCTTTTGGGTCAGAATAAATTCTATATCTCCTTTGCGAACTCCGTAGATTTCACCAGCGTAGATTCCAGAACTATTCAACTTTTCATGCAATACTTTTACGTCAGCTACTTTGCTCAATGCAGTGTAACCGCTCAATGGAACATAGTAGTGTGTAACAGTTTTGTCAAAAGTATCTGCCTTGCCTGCATCTGCCCAGACCATGGTCTTGGTGCGCCCCCAACTGCCTCGAGTTCGTGGCTCCAGTTTCAAAATTGTAACATTTCGACCCATACTTTTTGCACGATCTTTTTGCTCCATTGTACTGGCCTGAATAATCTGAGATTCTGGAGGATTAACAATAGCATTAAAGAATGCCACAGTATCCATGTCTTTGGTCTTATCTGCCTTTTCTAGAACAAAAACACTTCCCAAAAACATCTTTTTCTTGAAGTGATACTTAGCTCGTTCGGTTACCCCTGGCTTTGTATCATTGACTACAAAAGTTACATCTTTATTAACATTGATCGGCCAAGCACTCATAGTTCCAGGAATACCATTCAGTAAGTCGGTAATGGTCTCTGTCCTACAATTAACAAATCCAGAGTGTGAATATGACCGATGGAAATTCTTAATAACAATGTTGTACTTAGCTGCTAGTTCATCTACCTTCAATTTAAAAGTTGTGGTGCGAGAAAACAAATTCGGATTGAACAATTCAAACTTAGTATCAGTTGCATATTTAGAAACTGCATTACGCCACAGAGACTCGTTGTTCTTTTTTAACAAGAAGTATGCACGTTCCCACAGATTGGTAATCTTGTCCGCTTCTGCGGCAATATGAACAGCTAATTGACGATTCAATTGGTCCAGCTTAGTCTTGATTGCATTGATAGTAGAAGGAATATAGCTCAGACCTTCACGAGAAGCCTGAAAGTCAATTTCTCCAATACTGAATTCGATGACCAATCCGCAACTGAGCAACAAGCCTAATTCACCTAGATTGTCCTTGGAGTTTGGAACATCAATTGGATATGCAATGTTACCCATGATAGCGATACTAGTTCGATTATTACTAGTAGAATGAACTCCGGGGACAATATCTTTGTCAGCATATACAATTTCAGGAACTTTGAAGTCATTTGCTCCTGAAACTACAGGTTGCAATTTGAAATACTGGTAAACACTTCGAGCTTCTTGGCGGAATTTGTCAAAGTCTTGATAACTGTTAACGCTAAACTTTACTTCTACTCCGTTAGGCTCATCTGTAGGGGTGTCGGTCATTAGCGCAATGCTAGGCACACCGTGATCGTTAATAAATGCTGTGTAAATTCTCTTGGACTTATCCTTAATGGCAGTTACCGTAAAGTTGTCTGTGTAAGAAAAAGGAGACTTACTACCAAGGCCCAACGCACCAATGAAAGCATTAGAGTCTGTTTTAGTAGATTCGAAATAGGTGGTGTAGATGTTGATGACTTGTTCATGTGATAGACCCGTGCCATAGTCACGAATAGAAAAATGGGGTTCTAGGTTATTAGGAAGATGCACATCAAATGGCACAGTAGGCTTACCTGCTGCTACGTGACTGTCTACAGCATTGCAGCTCAGTTCTCGGATAATAGCCTTAATTTTGTTAGCGTACAGACCGCTAGACAGGATGTTAAATGCTTTGGCACTGTTGCGAATACGAAATTCGCCAATCTGGCCGACATTAGATAGAACAGCTTCGTTTTGCGGAGCAGAATTAATAATCATGTATACCTCTATGTTTGTGTGAATGAAATAATTATAACATGGTTTTACCAGATGGTCAACTGAAATGGATTATTTTTGTCTAATTTTCATTTTGGCCATAATATTTTGTACTCCTACTGCTTGGCGAATAGCATCCTGCAATGCATCGTGTTTACCGCCCTTTGGCATATCTGGGTCAAACCCTAAATCAAATAAAGTACGGGTATCTCGAAGTTGCCAATAACTCCACGGAACAGGCCGGTTTAACTGTCGTAAAATATCTTCGATAATAACTAGGTCAAATGTTGCTCCGTGAGACCAAAATGCATCACATCCCCAGGCAAATTTATGAAACTTATCCATTGCCTCCGATAACGGTACTCGATCATCTGGACTAAACGCCTCTTCCATAATTGCAGGGTCTTGTTTTGCCCACCAATCTAATGTATTAGGATCAATTTCTCGTCCAAGCTTGTCCTGATCGTCAATGTCGATACGAAAATATATCTTATCTCCGTATCCATTTCCCCAGGGATTGAAATGAACAGCACCTAAACTCAGAACAACTGCATTTGGTGAAACTGCCATAGTCTCAAGGTCTACCATTAAATGTTTTGCCATAATTATTTGATTCCGAAGTAATTATAATGATCAGTTAGCGACCATGTGTTTAAATTGATTGTAAGCCCATCATGTGTTTTAATGACAGGAAGTGTGTTATCGTTTACTGTTCCTTGTACATAACGATGGAAGAAAAAATAAGGATTAGGAGTGGTGTCTACCAACCCTCTATCAGATAGCCGTTTGTTATTTGCTCGACTGATTCGGCATGTTGGAACATTTAGTGCTTGTACCACTGTTAATCGGCCTTCAATTAACATATCTCGAACTTCTCCTGCAGGAACAACGTGCTCAAAAATGCAGTCGCTCGGTTTCAAGCTAATATCAGTTTCGTAGTAATGGCTCTTGATGCTTCCTTGTATAGCATACCCGTGGTACCGACGTAGGATGCTATCAATGATGTCTCGATAGAATCTATCGCGGAAATCAAAAACGTTCCTATGTAGCGTAACTAATCTTGAAAGTTCTTCTATTGCAACATCTGCGCATTGTTCGTAGGCAAGAGTATCTCGCTTAACACGCTTTTTTTCAATAGATTTCCAATTTGATAACGATTCTAGTGTATTCATTAAACATATTATACACTAGAATCAGATGATTGTCAAGTTAGAACATTTTTTTAGGCAGACTATCATCGCGAAGTTTTTTATTCCATCGCGCTTTAGCAGCGCCTGCTTTACGTTTTCTAACCGTAGTAGGTTTTTCGTAAAACATTTTGCTACGTACTGTTTCTAAAATACCAGAATCTTCAACTTTTTGTTTAAATTTTCTAAGTGCAACATTCAGTGGCATGTCGCCTACGATTACTCTATTCCCTAACACTTTATTATTTTTGCTCATTTTTCTTCTTATCAAAAATCATTATAGCAGGATGCCCTTCTATAGTATCTTTAGTTATCCGAATTGACTTCAATCCGCGATCGACTAGTTCAACAGCATCAAATTGGTAAGGCAGCAATGTTTTCTCAATGATATTCTTAAGTCCCCGTGCATTTGTCTTTAGTTCCTTTGCTTTTTCTGCAATAGATACCAAACTATCTTGGTCAAATGTTAATTCAATTCCATCTAATTCAAATAGGTATTGGTATTGTTTGATCAAGCTATTTTTTGCATCTTTAAGTACTTCTACTAGTTGATCAGTAGTAAGTTCGTCGACATTTATATGCAATCCGAATCGTCCTACAAATTCTGGAATAAGTCCATATTTAATTAAATCTTTTGTAGATGTGTGCTTATACCAGGATTCTGCATCATCTTTTTTAGAAACATCAGAGTGAAATCCAACACTTCTAGCATTCATTCTTTGTTGGATAATTTTATCAAGCCCGACAAATGCTCCGCCACAAATAAACAAGATGCTACGTGTATCAATTTCCTGCATATCGGACCCAGGATGTTTACGTTTGCCAGATGATGGAATTCGCATGATACTACCTTCGATCATTTTCAGCAACGCCTGCTGCACACCCTCTCCGCTTACATCTCGACTAATACTAACATTTTCTCCTTTTCTGGAAATCTTATCAATTTCGTCAATATAAACAATACCTCTACTGGCCTTTTCTATATCACCATCTGATTCATTGATCAAGCGTGTAAGAATGCTTTCAACATCATCGCCTACATATCCTGCTTCAGTAATTCCTGTGGCATCACAAATGGCAAATGGCAAATCAAGATATTGTGCAATTTTCCGAGCCATCATAGTTTTGCCGCAGCCAGTTGGGCCTAACATTAATACATTTGTTTTCTCTAGTTCTATATCTTTACTAGGATTATTAATGCGCTTGAAGTGCTGACTAACTGCTACACTCAGTGCAATTTTAGCATCATCTTGCCCGATAACATAATCGTCTAGGTAATCCTTGATTGCAACTGGATTTAATAGTTTCTTCTCATTAGGAAAAGTTTTAACTTTATCGTCTTTAAGTATATCTTCACAAAGTTCAACGCAGTCATTACAAATGGCTGCATTTTCTCCAACGATTAACTTTTCTACTGCTTCTTTACTTTTGCCACAGAAATCGCAGATGTGTGAATTTTCAGTTTTTGCCATTAAATGCCTTTTCTAGAAATGATTGTACATTAGTTATCCTATACTGATTAATATAGTGATAAATTCCTGAAATGTTTTCGTCATCTGTTTTATAAAATGTATTCTTTTTTCCGAGTATATATCCACTTAATGCCGTTGTTACATAATTTAAATTATTTAAATCTATGAATTTATATTCGCATCGATTTATTGCATGAAACAACCACGGAGGATCTATTTCTTGATCGTAAAAATATACATTTATATTTTCTTTTATATTGGAATTTGCCAACCACTCACTTACTAGTGCCTGATCTTCTTCTGATAGATGCATAAACAACACGCTATGCAATTCATTTTCAAAAATATCAGGAGGAGTGATTAGTGTAATCTTACCTTCCATATTATACCTTTGCCCTTACTGCTAGTAGCAGAGTTTCTGGAACGTCACTCATTGATATTCTTTTTTCCTTAATTAATTTGACATAGGTGTCAATTTGTTCTTCTAATTTATCTTGACTGATATTCATGTAATCATCTTGACTTATAGTCCTAGACCATAAATTACTTTCTTGTTGTTCTTCATTTTGCACAAACAGTCCACTGTCAGTTTCTGCAGGAGGGATAGGTACATAGTTTTCTGTAGGCGCCGCTATCGGTGCAACAGGATCAATGCCCGGAGGGTGTCTATATTTAGGAACTGTAAACAAATAAGGATGCTTAGAAAAATCAAAAGACTCGTATGTTGATGTACTAACTGCTGTTTGATCTATATTTGCATCTTTGGTAATAACTGCTTCAGGAGACGGCTGTGTTACTTCTTGTGAAACAACTTCCGGGGAATAGTCCTGATCAAAAGGCCATTCACCGTATTCTATTCTATCTAATTCTTCTTCCTGCTTTCGGAGATGTTGGAAACTAATTTGACTTGCTAACAGCAATATTACTGCCAACGGATCAAATACTGCAATTAAAATTATAATAACCCATGTAACGGCTTTCTCTAGAATTGTAGGATCAGTTGATCCATAAAAAAATGCAGCTATATATTTAATCGGGCCCACTTCCGCTTCAACTTTTCTAACCTCTGCTGCAATTGGAGCTCGTGCTTCTTTAAGATTAGAGATCGTTTGTTGACTAGCGGCGATTTCTGTTTGTAAACGAATCCGTTCCTTCTGCTGCGACCTCCTAGTAGCCACTGCCTTGTCGGCACCTGTTTCTGTTGTCGAGCGGCCCATGATCTGATCAACTGCCTCATCCATTTGTTTAAGTGCCTTGCGGTTGGCGTCAATGTTCTCTTGTTCAGTTTTAATTTTTTCATCGTATATAGCAATCTTTGATAATACATCACCACTAACCAATGTTTGATCACTGTGCGCTTTGCTCAAGAATCCAAATATTCCTATACTAGTAATTAACATAAGAATAATAACAGCAATGGATAGATACACCCGAATACCTAAGGGTGCAATATTCCAGTTTTGCTTTAGCCACAACGTTCCTGTAATTTTGCTAATACCTATTGCAATCCCCATTATTACTACTGGAATTACTGCGGCTGAAAAAATTGAAGTTAACCCAACAATGCTGTAATACTCTGCAACAATGGACAATGTTAGTCCACTAAGTAATGTTAAGTATGCAATTAGTCGGTTGGTGTTAAATTCGGTCATAGCGATATTTATTTAAGTAATCCAGATTTATAAGAAACTTCTACGGATGGATGATTAATGTTTCTTAACATCTCTATAAATTTATCGTAGTTAATATCGGTTAGATTATATTGTTCGACAAATTTACAAAAGTTTTTTTTCTTTTTCAATCCCCACGGCCACCATTCTTGTTTAAAGTTATCCAAGGTGATATGTGACTTTGCACTATCTTGACTAACAAAACTATGAATTTGTTTATTCAAGGTCATAGTGGTCATTAACTCAAGCAAATCTATTTTTTTACTAGGATTATCTAACTGCACAGCCCTTACAATAGCAGACGGATCGTAATTACGTTTGTCAATGCTAACACCACTTCTGCAACCGCCGTCTTGGACTTGTCGTATATGGTTGAATTCGCATGTAAATCGTTGTTTATCTTGTTGCGTAACAATGTCGGGAAAATTATAAAATCCAATTTGTTTTGTAATTAAACATTTAATTGGTTGATACGGCTTTCCATTATACCAATGTTGTAGTATTGGCAAGTTATGATTTTTAAAATTTGCCTTACTAGATTCTCCGTAACTATCCTTAGTAGGAGTAAAAAAATATTTAAGTTTTTTATCAGGTGTTTTAAAATATGGATTTTTAATACTGTAGTCCACGTATTACCTCCTCATGCTTGAAATTTCAATAGCTTGCTCATCAGTGAAAATTGGTACAGCATTAGATTTATGCATAGTACCGATGCCTTTAATATTAGTTCCTGTGTAAACTTTGTCTGGTAATTTAGTGCAGGCAGTCCACCCTGTATCTTTACTTGGTATTTTAGATACATTTGAACCTCGATAATTGTCTCGCTCGGGTATCCAGGATTCTGCAGATATTGCACGTTTACGTTTTTTTTCGTCTGCTTCAACGTTCCATTTTTTTTGCAGCTCTTTCCAACTAGTATCAAGCTCACGTGCCTTGCGTGCCTCTTCTGCATTACGAAATTTTACTTTGCCTTTTTTCTTTCCACCAAGACTAAGGCTAGGATGATGCAAATGCATGGTCATTGATTAAAGTCCTGCGATCAGTATCGCCAAAAGAATCCACCAGCTACTGTATGGGCTAGAAATAATCCACGCAGAAAATGCCAACACAGCAATAATTCTTATGGTCTTTTGTGTTTCTATATTAAACATTATATTCTTCAACTGCAACATTAGATAGAATTACAGGTTCTGATTCTGTAGCGTCTATAATTTGTTGTTGCATTTTTGTTGGCAAGCCTGTAAACCGAAGAATACTACCGTCAACATCGATCTTAAATGATCCTGCTACTACCCAAATTTCTGCACCTGTGTTATCTTTTCCTATGAGTTTTCTAACAACTCCATTAGCAACTCCGTTACTACTAGATCGTCCTAGGTTCCATTTGTATGTAGATTTATTTCCATTCCATGTATGCTCGTCACCAGTTGATTGTTGACAAAAGTTACGAAGTGCGGCAATGATTTTAGTAACATTCATTTTTAATCCTTCTTAAAAATTATATAGTTTAATGTAACACAATTTATTGAAAATACCTACTATTAGTTTTACCATGATACTTATATAAGAAAACCCGCCGAAGCGGGTTTAGACTGGTTCGTACTAGATTAGAACGAATACTTTAGTCCAGCAGTAACACGATTACCGTCGAACTGGCTAACTCGATCTTGTCCAATTTGATGAGTTAGATCGAGTGTAGCAGATACAGACTTGGTAACCGGCAAAGATACACCTGCACCTACTGTTAGTGCATATCCATCTACGCTTGCTTGATTATCAAGATATGCGCCACCGACTTTAACTGCAAGTGTTGCAGATCCAATCTTGGTAACATCATAACTACCGGTGAGACTGAATCGATCTTGATTATTTGTACCGCCGGTTGCACGATCAAACCCTAGCGTTGCACCAACTTGGCCGTACTTTTGGCCAACAGTTACTCCGAACGCTTCCCGATCTGCTCCTGAATAATCTTGAGCAGCAGTGACGCCGACTTCTAGTGCAGATGCTGCTGTAGCAGCCAAAACAATCAAAGATGCAATTGCAAATTTCTTCATATTAAATTTTTCCTTTTAAAAAATGACTGTGTGTCATTCAATAAGTATATATGATTTATATATTCAGGTCAATAAAAAAGTGAATTAAATTGGCTTTTTTATTTACAATGCATTTCAAGACTTTTTCATTATGCTCATGATTGCCGAAAATGTATCGTGTCGATTGTCTAACCCGTGTAATCCTGAATTAATAGGTTTAGTAACTGCGGCAGTATCGTTAAAGTTTGTTACCTTAGGCTGAACACGAGTTTGCCAAAACCACACAGCCACTTTAGCAGCAACATCTGGACGTTCTACTAATTCTGGATGTTTTTCTAAAGGTAACCCTAGTGCTTGCCCTGCTCGCGCATAATTATCTCTGCCAGTTAATTGTATGTAACCGCGTCCATGGTACTTTACACCATCACCTGTTACCTTGTTTCCTAATATTTTTGCCAGACGCGGATTTGATTTTGGTTCGTATTTTTTAAAATCTAATTTGCCACCTTTTTCAACCATATGTGTAAAGTTAGCAGTTTCGTGTGCACATTGGGCAACAAATTGAGCTAACTCGGCACCCTTTAACCCTGCTTTTACACCTGCGGAAATTAATGCCTTGGCTTGTGGTTTAAGGATGGTCTGAACAACTTTTTTTGTATCTACTGCTGTTTTTTGAACAGCAGGTTGTTGCTTTAATATAGGGTCTTTTGTCGGAGCTTGAGCAGCATTACTACCAATTGCTGCGGCGCCTAGTGCTGCGCCTGCTACCCAGTCTTTCCACCCTTCTTCTACAGAAGTATTTTGACTGGCATCGAAAATATTGATAAACTCTGTTGCTCTCATTGTGCAGTTCCTGGATCAAATAATGGACCTGATACCCAATTACCAGATTCACTGAATACGCCCATGCTTAATTGTTTAATCATTTCGGGTGTAATATATTTTCTACGATTGGCGTTACGGAAAAAGATGTTTACTGGAATAGGTTCGTCGCCTTTCATCTGTATCCATTTTTTCATACGATTTCGACCTTCGTGTGATCTGACCTTGGCTTCATTGGCAAAGTCACCATCTTCCCATTCTTTGGGTTCTTGAATGTCTAAGAAAGGATAAGCAATCTTACCTCCCTTTTCCATATGCTGTGCTACTTCTGGATTCTCTGCATTAGCAGTTAATGGTGCTGCTAATCGCATGAACATGCTAGGACGCATCTTAACCTGTATGCCAAAGTAATCTACATCAGTGCCTTGTGGTGTGCTACCCCAACCTTGTGGGTCAAGTTCTGCCTCGTCTAACTCGGGCGACCAGTGCAATGACTTGCTGCCCTTTGCTACTGGTTTAAACCCATGCCCTTTGTAAAACTTGGTCAATTTGGCTTGACTAACTTGTCCTTTGTCCCATGGGAATAGTGTTAGGCTGATTCCATCTTCCCTGGCTAGCTGCTGCAACTCTCTCATTGCTTTTGTACCAACGCCTTGCCGCAATGGATAAGCTTGTATCCATTTTACTTCCACTGCACCACGTTTAGACAAACTAGGAACTAACTCAAACACTGCCATTTGCTGGTCCTCACCTTCGCCCCATAGCATTACGTGATTGTTCTGCCACATGGTTGGATATTTTGCATACACTTTTTCTATCCAAGCTTTTGCTGCTGCATTTCCACTAGTGGATAGTTTTATAACTGGCTGTTCATCTTCGTTAACACGATTAATGCACTCTTTGACTCTGGAATCAGGTCCACTAATCTTAATGGTTTCTTCTTTAATAAATTCTGCTGCTCTCATCTATCAGTCCCTGTAAAGAATGGGTCGTTAATAACAATATTCCCGTCGCTACCTAACATAAAGTTGCCAGTGTGAAGGTCAAACCTATAACCTCTTCTTAACGAGATGCGCTGCAAGTCTTTCATTGTAATAATCAAATCTGATAGCTGATCTACTCCGCCTATGTATAAAATGAATTGTGCAAATTCTTCGTCATCACCCCAACCATCTATATCATGTTCTATCTGCTGTTCTATATAGTCGATAATAAACCCAGCTGGTCTATGAAGCAAACTTTCAATAGTTTCTAACGGTAGTGACAAGTATGAAGAATGTTTCTGGTTTATTTCAAATAACCTTTCGCACCCAATTTTTAAATAATGTCGACCTTTGAATTCAAATTGTTCTATTCCTGTAAACTCTGGCAAAAATAAGTTGTTCGGATGAGCCATACAATAATTGGCAAAATCAATAAATGATTGTTGACCTTTAGTATAACTGCCCGCAGCTGATCCTTCTTCGGATCCGAATATCTTTAAAATAGTGCCGTCAGGAGCCAGGAATACATCTTGATCTACGCCTGAATCTAAGAATTTGTATCCCTGTTGTTCAAAGGCAGAACGAACATCAGGGTCCATAAAAGCTTCTTTGATACTTGGTTGCAGCCCTTTTGTTAATATGCTTTTTAGACCATAAGCTTGATTAGGCAAATAACTGGCATGGTATACATACTCACTAGCTTGATTTTTGGTAATAAATTCTTTTGCTCGCATGATCTATTTATTCAATAAGAAACCCGCCGAAGCGGGTCCTTATGCTATTTTTGGTTACAAGGTATAACTACCTCGGAGATCATGCCGCTAGGGCAAATACCTCATCATAATTTGATAAATACTAGAAAGGAAACAATCTATGTTTTTACCATATGTGTACATCGTGAGAAATCGAAAAACAAAACAATTTTATATAGGCATGAGGTCTGCTAATAAAGTGATTGCAGAACAGGATTTAGGAGTTAATTATTTTACTTCATCCATACGTGTGAAAAATAATTTTTCAGAATATGACACAGAAATAGTAGCGTATTTCGTTGACCAAATATCAGCATTTGAATTTGAAAATGATCTAATAAAAGAGCATTGGGGAAATCCATTGTTGTTGAATAGACATTACCAAAAATCAATGTCTAAATTTTCAATGGCTGGTTCCAAAAGAGAAGATTTAGCAGAGTATAATAGAAAAGCAAAAACGAAACCAAAAGAGGAACGAACTTATAAATGTGCTATTTGTGAAAATGTTTTCACTAGATTAGAATTTTGCCATTATCCAAAAAAAGAAAATCCTGTATGTGGGCAAAAATGCAATGGGGTTCGCAACGGAAAAATGTCTGCAGGAAAGCCTAACTTAAAAATAAGTCAAAGTAGAACCGGTAAATCATCTTGGAATAAAGGTAAAAAGGGCACTGGATTCGGTGATCCAAATCTAAATCCGATGAAGAATCCGGATATTGTTAAAAAGATGTTAGCGGCTAGAAAACTCAATAGAGAGAAAAAGAGGGGCATTGGCTTATAAGGCGCCCCTCAAACCTCATTTAGGCTGCAAGAGCCCAAACAGCGTCATTGGCTGCATTTACTTTGTTTTCTTCTTTTTACATCGTTGCTGATGTGCTGTCCACTCCGCTACTCTTTGCCCTGTCGAAACCATGGCAGGCCCATTATAAAACACACTATGTGGAATCGAACCACTGACCCTTTCACTCCGAAGAGACCGTGCAATACGCTTAGTCGCCGACTAGTATGCTTTATGGTGGACCTGGCGGGAGTCGAACCCGCGTCCAGAACACTTTTCTCTTTGCTTCATACAGCAATATTTGGTTGTTTATTTATTATACTGTAACTTTATTCGTATGTCAATGCGTTTAAATAATGAGTAAGGAAAGTAAAATGGATTTTGTACAAGTAATATCTGACGTAGGATTTCCAATAGCAGGAGCAATTGCTGCTGGCTATTTTATTTTTCTCACACTTAAATTTATATTAGTTGGAGTAAACGGTGCTATTAGCAGCATAAACGGCATGATTAAAAGACTTGATCACCGTGTAGAGTCCATGAACACAGATATACAGAGATTAGATGTTAAAATAAGTCATGCACTTGGGTTGCAACCAGATTACGATAGGATATCTAGGGCAGAATTAAATGATCAAAGGATAGACTAATGGACGAAATAGCAAATTTAATTAACAAATATGGATTTCCAATCATTGCAGCAGTTGGAATGGGAAATCTAATATTTTATGTATGGACCTGGGTAACCAAGGAAATAAAACCACTTATCAAGGAAACTGAAACTACTATAATAGCACTTATTGATAGAGTGAGAATGCTAGATAATGATATTATTCGATTAAACCAAAAAGTTGAAACAGTGCTGCAACTTAAAAGTAAATTAATCGAACGTAGCAGACTATTAAGAAAAATGGAAGAACACAATAGATCCTATTCGGAGTCAGACTTAGATTCTGACTAGTATGGCAAACTTCTCAGGGCGTGTAGGGCCATTGCCAAGCCTTGCAGTCTTTCACCGCAACAATCTGCTATGCAAATTTACCCCTGCGGAAGTACAGTATTTAACTGATACAGGTCCAGTTTAATACATTACCGACACCATATTGACTTTCTGCAATAAGTTTTGCTTGAAGGTCGTCGTTAGCCTGCACATTTACATGTGCAGTTTGATATTGATTCAATCTAATCCAAACTTGGTATGTACGCATATGATATCCTTCTTAATAAAAGTATTGCTGTGCTGTTATTATACAAATTTATAACAGTCTTGTCAAGAAATCTTATGCATTTGCTAGATCATATAAACCTTGAACGCCAGGGCCTTTACAATTTTTATCATTCATAAAAGTACATACCTGCCCTCTATTGCCGGATCCTGAAAAGCTGATATGAATCCACGGATTGCCTGTTCCTGTGGTTTTATATTCTAACAGCAATTGATCGTACGGCACATTGTCTCTAATCCATTGTGCTATGGCAAAGTAGTCAGATTTAGATGCTCCTGCAAATTGCATGTCACATGCCTGCCCTTTTGGATGTTGGCTTGTTGGACTGCCTGACCCTTTCTTCCTGAAAGAACAAGTCATAAAAGCATTAGGGTATTGTACCTTAATAGGATCAAAACAATTGATTACCAATGCTTTTAAATTATCACAGACTTCTTGTACTGTGAATCCATTTTCAGGAGCAACAGTAGCAACATCATAAGGGAACACTACTCCAGGGACCTTGGTTACTGTTTTAACGTAATAAGAAATACCTGTAGCACTGCTAGTATATAACAATGTATCGTCAACTACTGAATTTAGTGTTGCAGCCGGTGTTGCTGTTCCTGAATCAACTGTACCTGCGGTGGTATCCGATGCAGCAGGAGAACCTCCTGCTCCTGCACCTTGGTTTAATTTTTCTTGAGTTATCACACCAGCCTCTACTAATTTTTTCTGTTCCTTGGCAACTGCATACTCGTCGCTAGTTTCACCTTCTGTTGCTTCCTGAGTTTTTGTTTCATTTGCATATTCTGGATCATTTACTATTGCTAATAGTGCATTTAATACCACAGCATCTGTTCCGCTTGGGTTATTCCACAATGCCATAGGAACAAAATTCGCAAATACATTGCTGCTATGATATACGTCTAAAACTTCAGAAGATCCACCAGTTGCTTGTGGGCCGCCGCCTGCTACATATGGCATTATATATTTCCTGTATTACACTAATGCAATGCCAGTAGTACCTTGCATATACTGATCGGCTGCATCTTTTTTACTTGTGCACATTGCTAGAATATGCGATTGTTTCAACACCACTGTGTCTTTCGCTCCTAGAAACAAAAACGGAATCATACCTAGGCCTTGCGGGCCCAGGCTAACAGTTAAAGGTTTAGTAACTTTAACAGTGTCTGCGGTTTCTTCTTCTAGACGAGCAATAATTTCTTCACCGTTGATAAATTTAATAGTAACAACATCACCGGCAATTGTTTGTTTTTCAAATAACATGTTTTTCCTTTAATATCTGTATGTTTCTGCTTTGTATGGACCATTGACAGCTACACCGATATACTGTGCTTGAGTATCAGTCAGAGTAGTCAACTCTGCGCCTAGTTTCTCTAAATGTAATCTTGCAACTTTTTCGTCTAGGTGTTTAGGAAGCATATACATTTGACCAATTTCGTATTGACCGAAGTTTTTCCACAATTCAATTTGAGCAATAACTTGATTGGCAAAGCTGCTACTCATAACAAAACTCGGATGACCAGTTGCACATCCTAGATTGACCAATCTGCCTTTGGCTAACATTATAATACGTTTGCCGTCTGGAAAGATTACGTGATCAACTTGCGGTTTAATTTCATCCCATACGCAATCACCTAGGCTAGCAACATCAATTTCATTATCAAAATGTCCGATGTTGCAGACAATACTTTGATTCTTCATCTTATCCATATGTGTTCTAGTAATAACATTAACATTACCAGTGGCAGTTACAAAGATATCTGCTTTATCAGCAGCATAATCCATAGTAACAACACGATAACCTTCCATTGCTGCTTGAAGTGCATTAATTGGATCAATTTCAGTTACCCATACTTGTGCACTTAATGCACGTAATGCCTGTGCTGAACCTTTGCCAACATCACCGTACCCTGCAACGACTGCAATCTTGCCTGCAATCATAACGTCAGTTGCACGTTTAATTCCATCAACTAAGCTTTCACGACATCCATATAGATTGTCAAACTTGCTCTTGGTTACACTGTCATTGACGTTGATGGCTCTTAGTTTGAATTTGCCTGCCTCGATAGCTTCTTTAATACGATGAATGCCAGTGGTAGTTTCTTCACTTACTCCAACAATACCAGACAACAATTCTGGTTCTTTTTCATGTACGTACCAGGTAAGATCATGTCCGTCATCTAACAACATATTAGGAGTCCAGTTATCGGGACCGCGTACTGTTTGCTCGATGCACCACCAATATTCATCTTCAGTCTCACCTTTCCAGGCAAATACTGGAATTCCTAAATCTGCAATGGCCGCGGCAGCGTGGTCTTGTGTACTGAAAATATTACAGCTAGACCAACGAACTGATGCTCCTAGTGCAACTAGAACTTTGATCAATACCGCAGTTTGAATAGTCATGTGCAGACTGCCTGCAATTCGTGCACCCGCTAGTGGTTGTGAGTCACGATATTCATGTAGAATTGCCATTAATCCTGGCATTTCGGACTCTGCAATCTCAATTTCTTTGTGACCCCAGGGGGCTAATGTGATATCTTTTACTTTGTAATTCATTAATTTTCTTTCTTAGGTAATTCGCATAATGCTTCTAACGTTTTATATTGTTGATAGGCCTTTTTTAATGCTTCAAAATGCTCTAACTTTTCAGGATCGGGTACCAGTATAGCTAACCGAGCTTGAATTTCTTCAAGAGTGTTTTTCAAACTAGTTCCTCTGATTTTTATATCACCGTTAAAATCTGCATCCCCTGATACCTGTAAACTAGGATGGGCAGTGCTATTATTAATAGATACAATCGATCCGGTGTGGTTCCCAGTGAAAGGGTTGGCAAATACGTACGAAGAAGGAAATGTATTTAGAGTGTTATCTAATGTAACACTAGTACTATATGTATCTAAAATACTTGGATCAGTAATGTTATACATTTAAGTGCACCTTAAGCTCATTAAACCCTCCAATTAGTGCATCGTCGATAAAGATCTGTGGCACTGTGCGGGCATTGGGAATTGCTTCTAATAATTCTTCCTTGGTATATCCATCACCAATTTTCTTTTCTTCAAATGGTATTCCTTTGCTCTTTAACAAGGCTTTTGCTTGATCACAGTAAGGGCAATGGTATTTAGACCACAAAATAGCTTTCATTTTATATTCCTTTATATTATGAGTTTAATTGACTAAAATTATAATGTCAACATAAATATTGGTGTAGTTCGCGATACGGGAATATCCAACTACTCTAAGAGTTTACAAGGAACTATCAGCAATGTATTTACACTTTTACGTCTACGCCTATTTAAGAAAAGATGGATCTCCTTATTACATCGGCAAGGGTTTTAATAAAAGGGCCTATATCCAACATCGTACGAAAAAAGGCGGAGTACATACTCCTACAGATCATTCTAGGATAGCGTTTTTAGAAACAAATCTAACTGAGCTAGGATCACTTGCGTTAGAACGTCGTATGATTAAATGGTACGGCAGAAAAGATTTAGGATCAGGAATTTTACAAAATAAAACAGATGGCGGAGAAGGTACTATTGGATTAATACGTTCTCCTCTCCAGATACAACAATCTGCTATTTTTGGTAAACATGCTCGTATAAGAAATAATAAATTAATATCTATTGGTAAACATCCATTTCAAAATCAATATTGGCTTTCTACAGAAGAACGATCGATGCGATCTAGTAAAACTGCATCTAAACAGAAACTAGAAAATAAATTAGGTTTCCAGTTAGGGCATGCAGCATCCGCAGGAAGAATTGGTGGAAAACTCGGTGGTACCATTTCCGGCAAGCTGAATAAAGGTACTATAGGAGTTATCTACAAGGACGGAACTAGTAAACGCATTTTAGTGAGTGTATATAATCAATACAAAGAGAAAATGATACATGATAAAATTCCAATGATAGAATGGGAATTTGTCACCGTTCGGTCCAAAGAAAGTAAAAATCGATTATAGATTAGGAAGTGTATCTAGCTCTATGTCTGCTGACATAATTCCTATTATATAATTAGTGCTCTCGTTTTCTTGCAAAGCAGTCTGTTTTTTTGATATATTAGTATGTTTGTTAAACCACGGAATGGGATTAGATTTAGGATGTTCTTCTAGGTACTTGATGCCTACATCTTTCAATCGCATAAACGCAGTGTAGTCAACAAAGTCCTTTAAGATTGCAGAGTTCAGTCCGATTACTACTCCTTTTTTAAACAAGTAGTCTGCCCAGTCCTTTTCTTCACGAATAACTTCTAAGTACATTTCGTAGACTTCTTCACTGCATTCTTGTTCAATTTTAACAAAATCAGGATCGTCTTTGGTTACAGTATTAATCAACCATGCCGTCCATTCTGCATGTAACAACTCATCTTGCAAGATAAGAGAAATGATATTTCCGTTGCCTATGTAGATTTTGTTTTCGACCATTGCGAGCGATGTTGCAAATGAGACCATGAAGCGCAGCGCCTCGAGTGCATAGCTTGCATGTAAAGCCATCCAAATTGCTCGCTTGTGAACCAACAGATCAACTGTTTCGCCCAGGTCTTTACGGATGTTAAGTTGATGTAATTTTTCATAGTACCTTCCAATATTTGCAGCCATTCCTATTATTTCTTGCGTATCATGAATCTTATTAAATTCATCTTTAGGAACGCCGTAGACATTACGAATGATATGACTATAGCTTTTACTATGGATACTGGTTTCGAAAAAGCTCCATGTAAGTGCAAGTGCCTCTAGTTCTGGAATAGAACTAACGGGCCCAAAGACCTGAAAGGGTGCTCTACCTTGAATGCTATCTAGTGCAGTTTGTCTAAGCAGATTAGACGTAAAAATATGTTTAACAGCATCCGTTGCATCTTTGTGATCCATTTTGTCTTTGGTTAGACTAATTTCTTCAGGAACCCAAAAAAATCCACGAGCTAGTTCTTCATACTTTTGTAGTTTAGGATATTTTACTTCTTCAAACCGTTGGATACTAACAGGACCTTCCGGGTCTAGGAACATCCTGCGTTTCAAATAGTTTGTAGGTTTTGATAGATTGTATTGTTCTTTGCTCATTTTATATATTTGTTTATAATTTTAATTCCTGCAAACAATCCTAAAAAGGTTGTTAGCATCATTCCTACGGTTTTCCAGCTATCGTTTTCTGAAATTTGTATAGCAATCCCAAGGGCCGATACAGAAGCTGATCCGCCTGCTAATGTTCCACCAGCTGGATCTACTTTAACAATTAGGGTCGGCACTGGACGATTTACTATTGCGTTTACCCTTGCCATAAAGCTATCTGCTTGATAATAAAGTAGCCCTAACATAAACGCTACGAATACAGTTATTACAATTTTCTTCTTTATATGTGTTTCCATTCTCTATCCCTTAACTCAAAGTTTGCAACTTTCGCAATTTTCGTCTGCTAGTTCTTCGTATAGAATAGCATTGTCTGCTGTAATAATGCCAGTGGCGTGTCCATTTACTCTAATTTCGTTTGTTCCAGTAACACCTTGTTTTGCACCAACTTTGTTAATCAAACTATAATAAATTGTCTTTAGACCCCAACGATATGCAAGCATTAGATTCTTTGCAATTAATGTTCCCGGAATTTTACGATCCTTTTGTGGGTCAAGACTGGTAAAATGTGCAGGATTATAAAACGTATTTGTACTTAGACTTTGATCGACGTATACAGCCAATACGGCAGCAGTCTTCAAATATTCAATACAGTCTTTTTGGTCCCACATTAACTGATAACGATTTTTTAAACGCTTATATTCTGGTACTACTTGTACAAAACTTCCTGCCTTACTTTCTTTTACGCTAATCAATTCCATTGGCATTTCAATACCGTTAGTAGAGTTTAACACAACAGATGAACTTTCAACAGGGGCTATGGCCATCAATGTTGCATTACGAATGCCAAACTGTTTCATTTTAGTTCTTAATGGTTCCCAATCTAAGCTAGGTTCGAACCCAGTAAGTTCGTCTACATTCTTATTGCGACGTTCCCAAGGAAACACGCCCTTACCGTACCAAGTGTATTCGCTACGCGAGCATGGGCCGCGCTCCTGGGCCAGCTCTACACTAGTCTCTGTTAGGTAATATGACTGATGTTCCATCCAACGCTTGACTTCGGCTAACGCATCCTTTTCGCCGTATTTAAAATTACGCTTTGCATGCCAGTAGGCAAGATTAGTAATGCCGACACCTAACGGTTCAAATTCATCATTGGCTAGTTTGCTTTGTACACTTAAGAAGTCTTGATAACTGAGTAGATTACTTAAACTACGGACTAGCACTCTGCATGCTTTCTTCATCTCTTGTGGATTACGGAACGCTCCCCAGTTTATCGACCCAAGAGTGCACAAAGCAATCCGTCCCGTTGAATCTTCAATTCTTTGGAAAGGTTTTGTGGGTAAAAGTATTTCTTGGCATAGGTTTGATTGATAAATCGGATCAGTGTTTGTATCAAATGGGCCCTGGTTGATAACGTTGTCAATGTTAACAAGATAGATTCTGCCAGTATCAGTACGTTCTTTAAGGATTCCGTTTTTGAATATCTCATCTGCTGATACAACTTTCTTTTTAACAGTCGGATGCTTTTCATAATTTAGATATAATTTTTCAAATTCTTCACTGTTTCTATAATATGCTTCGTACAAATCAGGCACTTCGTGCGGATCGAACAAACTAATTGTTTCACTATTTTTGTAACGTTTCCAGAACAATGAGCTAATTACCACGCTGTAATCCATTTGGCGAACTCGAGTCTCCTCAGTGCCTTGATTGTTCTTTAACACAATCAAGTCTTCAAACTGATAATGCCAAATTGGAAATGTAACTGTGCAACTAGCATTACGAATTCCACCTTGTGAGCAACTACGTAGGTCAGAGAACCATTTTTTCAAGAATGGAATCATTCCAGTATGTTTGATCTCACCGTTGCGAATTGGGGCGCCTAAGGGGCGAATTCTGCCTATTTCCAGGCCAATTCCGGCTCGTTTTGAGGCATATTTGGCCATCATTTCGCCAGCAGCGAATATACTATCCAATGTATCGTCGCTGCTAATAAGAACGCAACTACTAAATTGCTTAGTAGTAGTACCGAGGCCAGCGAGCACAGGAGTAGCAAGAGTGAAATGACCATCCGAAGCACACTCATAATATTCCTTTACAAGTTTTAGTCTTTTATCAGCAGGTTCATTGTGAAACGCTGTTGCAGCGGCAATAGCATATCGAACTTGTGGAGTTTCGTATATTTGACCAGTTGCACGATTTTGCACAAGATACTTTTCTGCTAGCTGTGCAATAGCTGCATATGAATATTGTTCATCCTTGTCATGGTCAATGAATAGATTAATAATATCCCATTCTTCTTTAGTATACCAATCTAACAGTTCACTAGTATACATTCCTAATTCAATGTTCTTTTTAACAATAGAATAAAGCGATGGAGGTTCGTATTCTCCATAGACTTCTTTACGAAGCATACTTACTTTCTGACGTCCAGCTACATGTTGGTAGTTTACATTGTTAATTTCTGGATTTTCTGTTTCATCTATTAAGTCGACCATGGCCTTGAGTAGTAACTCATCTATGGTTTCTGTACTCATTCCATCGTGTAATTCAAGTTGTGCCTTGATCTCTATCATGCTAGGACTAACTCCATCGATGCCTTTACATGCGTATGCAACCTGCCTTTGTATTTTACTAATATCCAAAGGTACACGGCGGCCACTGCGCTTTATCACTGTAATCATTAAGTTAACCTCTTTTTAATTGTTCTAGGTTGATATTTACCTTGGGGTAACAACTTCAACCATATTTTCAAGTCTAAATAAATTAGATATTTCAGAGGCATGAACAGGTCCGTTATCGTTATAATTTATCACCCAATTTTCATCAATGTATATTAAATTATACTGCTTAGTTTGGGCAGAATCAACTAATGTACGGATTTCTATTCTACTATTTTTATATTTTTTTGTCAGCTTTAACGTCCAACTTATCATCAATGCTTTTGTAAAATCGTCATATTTGTTTTCTTCAATAAGCTCCCATGGACTCGGCCAGCTTCTATAATGATATGGATCAATTTTTCTATTATGTGGAATAAAAGGTGCAGAGTGCCAAAAATCCCATACATCTTGTAAGGGATTTTCTGATTCATCTAACTGCTTTCTATGATTGATCCATTCTGTAAGTCTCTCTTCTACTGACAGATTAAACATATTTTATAATATTAAATGTGATTGAAATTCTATTTCCACATCGCTACCGCTGCCGCCGTTAGCTAATGATGGATTATATATTGTTACGGTATAAAACTTATAAACATCATCGACAGTTACTCCCCAATATAGTCCGCCGTCGGAACTAATTG